TTACGGTGGTATGCCGCAACCAGGTTTTCCCCTCTTCGAATGTCGCGATGAGCTGTTCGCGATATTGAATCGTCGGGGCTGAGTTAGCCATAATGGCACCTCTCGATTGTTTGAAAGATGCCGTTGCGTTCCGGTTGACCCTTTCCGGCGCATGTCAGGGTTGACCGATCAAGTGAATGACCGGCGCCGTCTATGCGCCCAAGAGCGCTTCACGAACGGTGGGTGAATGTGCGACCGATCCGGCGCCGGAAATCCGGGTTAACCAGATGAATGATCGCGAATGTATCAGGCGCGTTGGCGGGCCTGAATCTTGATCTGAGCTTCGATGAGTTCGCGTTCGCGCTTCTGCACCGGATCGCTCCAGTATTTCTGAGAATCTGTCTTGCGGAGACCACGGATTTTTTCGAGTTCGGCATCGACATGCTGCGTTCCGGCGCCATCCTCGACAACGCTTGCGGCCGGATTGATCTCGCCCCGGATGGAATCGAGCCAGCGCAGCATGTCGGGATCGTTGCCGACCCTCTTGCCGTCGGCCATGCGGCCGCCCATCAGACGGGCGAAAAGCCCATCCTCGTTCTTGACATCGACGCCGCCCGGCGCAGTTGCAAAGATCGAGCCGATCGCATTGGAGCGGCGCTTGAAGGCCGGGCCCCATTCTTCCTTGATCGCCGTCTCGGACTCGCGCCGGAACTCGTCGTCGGAATCATCCATTTCAGCAGCGGCTTGTTCCTGTCTGGCGAAATACCAGTTCGCGGCCTTGCTGACGAAATCCGGCGCCGATGTCGCGCCGTGGACAGCGGCAAAGAACTCGTTCAGAACAGGCTTGTCATCATCGCCGAGCACTGCGCCGTCCTTCAGAGCGATCTGCTCCAGCATTTCTTCCGGCTTCTCAGTCCAGCCGAGCGCCTTCTGGAAGGCTTTGACTTCTTCGTCCTTGGCGTCCTTGCCCGGCATTTTCACGAGACCGCCTGTATTCAGGCGGTTGTCCAACTCGCGATACATGCCGTAAACCCCGGACGGGTCGGTTATGCGCTTCAGGCGGGTCAGTTCTTTCTTGTAGAGCTTCTGATCGCCTGCTGAGATGTGCTCTGCGAGCTTCTCGCGCCAGTCATCCGGCCAATACGGCTTGTGCTCTTCCGCCGCCTTGTCTTCCTTGGCCTTGGCTTCCGCCTCGGCATCCGCGCCGGTGGCAATAGTCTTGCCTTTGGGGTCAGCGTCTGCATCCTGCGGCTTGGCGTCTTTAGGCGGATCGGTCTTCCCGTCTTCCACTGGCGCATCGGAAGCGCCATCATCCGCATCAGGCACTAGCGCGAGGTCGTCTGCCGTGATTTCCTGCCTTGCTTCATCCGTCATCAAGCACCTTTTGACTTATCGCCAATGGCTTCCATGTCCGCCATCAGCTCTTTCTTGCACTGCATCGCCGCCTTCAAACGGGGCGAGTCCTTCTTGATCTTTTCCGCCTCGATGAGCGTGTGGAGATCAGCCTTGGCCATCATCTTCTTTTCGTCTGGCATCTTGCCGTAGGCTCCCGCCATCGGTATGCTCCTTGAAATGTTCGGGTTTGAGCTTCATCAACTTGATTATCTGGTCAGCTACGGACTTCCTGCCATCGACGAACGCGGCCATGCGCTCGCCATCAGGTTCGCCCAAGGTTGCAGCGGTTGGGTTTTCATCCCGCTGGCCAGCCTTCAGGATGATCCAATCAAGCGCGCGCTTCACATCTTCAGGTCCGGGAACGAGATGCTTGTATTTCGGATCGTCGGCGGCTTTGGCGTATAGTGCGAGTGACTGGATTGCGCGGATGTCCTCGACCGTATACTCAGCCGGGTGCCAGATTTTGCGCCTTTGTGCGCGCGCAGGCTTGTCAGTTTTCACTGCGCCATCGCCTGCTGAACATTCGCGCCGGCCGTCGCCACAGCATCAACGCCGCGTCCGGCCTGCTCGGCCACCCCGCCGGCGGCAGCAATCTCTTCCATCACCTTCGCGGCCTCTGCTTCCTGTTCCATCTGCGCCCGGCGCTCCATGACGGCTTCCTTCGGCTTGAACCAGTCAGCTTTCCAGCCCTTGGAGCGCATGGCGTCCCGAGTGGCCTTTTCCATGTCGACAACTTCGGCCAGGGACGGATCCATCTGTACGGCTGGAGCCCAGATCGTATCGCGGACGTCCAGATAGATATCCGCCTCGTTCTGCTCGGCCAGTTCATCAAGCGGCGAGCGGAACTTGAACTTGATGTCGTGTTCCTGCAAAGCTTCCGGCATCATCTCGATCGGGAACGCGCCTTCCGCCATCAGCAGGTTGAACACGCCGTCGCATAGCGGATGCAGGTATTCCTTCTGGATCGGCTTGGAAATCGGCGACGCAGCCCGGATATGCTCCTGAATGCGGCGGCGCACTTCCGTTGCCGTCATCTGGTGCGTGATTTCAGGAAGCTGGATCTTATCGAGGAAGAATGCGTTGCGAATATCTTCTTTCAGCGCGGTGGCGATCTCCATCCCGATCGGGAACCCGGTTGAGTTCTGGGTGATCGGTCGCAGCACCTCGCCGAGACGCTCGTCATACTCGATATCGGCGATCGTGATGCCGCCAGGATAGAGCGCGATGTCATTGCGGATGGCGTCGCCGATGGCGATCAGCGGCGGATTGACGTAGCTTTCGCCGGCCTCGCGCAACGTGCGCATGACGACCTGGATGGTGCGTCCGTCTGGAAGCGCGATATCCGTCACCATCGAGGTGCCGAGGCCGGAGCCGTAAACCGTCTGCCACCGCGGGACAACATAGCAGAAATAGTTCAGCCCGACTTCCTCAAGAACGGTCTCCGTCGCCCTTTCCACATAAAGCGAAACGAAAGGAAAGCGCTTGCCGCTCTTCGATTTGTAGTCATACAGCCGTGACGGCAGGACCACGTGACGGCACTCGAACTCCTTCTCCTGATCCTTCTCCATCGCCTTGTCGACTTCCTTCGACACCTTGTCGCGGAAGTGATGTTTCAATTGCCTGGCTGTCGGCATCCAGTTACGATGGAAACAATCGATCTTGCCTTCAGCGTTTTCCGACCAGGCGCAATCCTTGAGGTGATAATTGCGGAACAGGAGACCATCGCCATTGACGTTGAGGCCATATTTGATGGCGCCATTGCCGAAGGTGATCAGATCATGGTTGGTTTGCGTCCGTGCTCCGATCAGGTTGGCGCTCTGGTCCGTCATGGCGCGCATCTGAATGCCGGTAAGATGCTCCAAAAACAGGCGGTTTCCGTCTTCCTCGTCAAGATCCTCATCATCCACATGGATCGAAAAGAACTTGTCAGGGAACAGGAATTCGTCGATCATGTTGCCGAGTTCGCGCCGAGCGAGCGGCGGATATGACGAATAGAGATGGTCTGAATACTCTTCCCCGTCATCGCGCTTTTCGGTGAATATCGCGCGTTTTGGATAGAAGTTCAGCGCCAGCTCCTGCCATAGTTCCATGACACTGCCGCGGTTGAACAGGCGGTCCCCCATCTGGAGGACGTTGCGAGCGCGTTGATCCATATGGATTTGCCTACGCGCCCAGCTTCTGCCCGCTGGAGCCGACGACGCTGCTGGTCTGGTCAGTCAGGATCGTGGACAGCCTGCCTTTGCGTTTGAGAGCGGATTCGCGTGTGCGGCGGGATGCGGCTTCAACGTCGGGATCGGTCGCCGTCGGCATGCGTGTCGGCTTGGGTGGCTCGGGCATTTTCGGCGTGCCGAACAAATTCTTCATCGCCACTGCGGCAAAGCCCATGCGCGGCACGGGGCTGGATTTTAGTAGCATCTGGTCAGTGTCTCCTGCGATTTTGAGATGTGATGACTTTCGGGGCGCGCTTTGCGGCGCGAGAAGCTTTGTGAAGCTCGCGCGTGATGACGGACTGGCCCTCAACGAGGCACATGACCACAACGTCGCCCTTGCCTGTTGATCGGCCGAGGCGCTTGCGTATATCGTCCTTCGACTCGATCTGAATGCCTTGCGTCGTCAGCTTCCACTGCGGCGCAGCGAGATCAGCGCGGACTTCAGCGCCTGGAGGCAGAGCAATCACCGATCCGCCTTCCTGATCGGGATCAAGCTCTTCGCGCATGCGCCACCAGACTTCGGCGCGCTTGTTGTAAAAGCCGAGCTTGCCGTCCTTCGTCTTCGCCATGGATTTTCTGGCGCCGTTGAAGCCGTGATGCGGGATCTCATTGTCATCGAGACGCTGGATGACCGCGCCACCGTAGCCGCCGCCGACGTCGACAACCACCGGGGCATTCGCGCGGCGATGCGCTACGATGACGCCAGCGGCTCGTGAACCGTCTTTTGTCTCGACGCCCTTGGCAGTCACCGGCTCGGCAAACCAGCCGCCATGACGCCAGATTAGCTCTTCTGCGTCCGATCCGCCGCCAGCCGGGTCAAACGCCATCGCCGTCATCAGGAATTTCTGAAAGCCATCGGGTTTCCAGCGTTCCTGCGCGGCGAGTATCCAGGCCATCGGAATGACCTGGAACGGATTGTCCTTGATCGCAGCGTCGAAGCGTCCATCCTTGTAGGCAGCGCGCAGTTCAGCAGGCAGCGCGGCGAGGACAGATGCGTAATTGGTCTCGGACAGATCCGGGTTGTCCGCAAGTTCGGCGGGGATGAACGTGCGCGAGCGCGCCATGATCTTCTCGCCGTCGATCAGATGCGGACCCGGACCATCAACCTCCGCATCCTCGCCGTTGATCGTCGTGAACCAGCGCAGTTCGCCTGGTTTTGCGGGGTTTGGATGATGCGGATCGACCCATGGAGCCCAGTATTTCAGAACCCAAAGGCCTTCTGGATCGGTTGGTGGATTTCCAGCGGCGACAACGCGGCACCGCTGGTTCTTGTCGCTCGAACGGTTCCAGCCTATGATGAAACGATACTGCGTCTCGGTGAAATCCGAAATCTCATCGAAGCCGAGAAAGTCGTGAGGCGTGCCCTTGTAAGACTGCTTGTCGT